TACGACTTCTTTCACGATTCGACGGCGTGGGGTCACCCTAATAAAATGGGATGGTCCGACGTCTACCGGCAGATTTCTCTGGGTAATGGTGCTAACATTGGCGCGCCGGGAAACGACTTCTTTTCAAAAGTCGCCCTGAGTACCATGGCCACCACAAACGAAGCTCTCCTGTGTTTATATAAGGAGGCGATCGCTAGTAATCGGATCTGGTCGAGCGTTGAGTCTACTCGACAGAAGCATAGATCTTCTGCGGTCGTTCAAGGTAGCCGTCTTGCTTTTGTACCGAAGACATCGCGCATCAGCAGAACCATTTGTACAGAGCCTGTTCTGAATATGTTGTTTCAGAAAGGTATCGGAAAAGTCCTTGAAGGCATGCTACGACGGTCATTTGGTATCGACCTATCGACGCAGCCTGACAAGAACAGATACCTAGCTCTGCTTGGGTCCGTCAATGGGAGGTTTGGTACGATCGACCTCTCGTCAGCTTCGGATTCAATGTCCCTAGGCCTAGTGAGGACTATGTTCCCCGAGTACATCGTTAAGATGCTCGAGATGACGCGTTCTCCTATTACCACCCTTCCAGGTGGGGTCTGTGTGGAGTTACAAATGATGTCGTCTATGGGAAATGCTTATACGTTCCCTTTACAGACGATATTCTTTTCTGCGGTGGTCCTTGCGGTCTATCGCGTGATGGGCATACAGCCCAAGATTTCACGTGGACCGAACACCTCTGCCTTCGCCGTTTTTGGCGACGATATAATCGTGCTGAGTCAGGCTTATAACTTGACCTGCCGCATGTTGTCGATCTTTGGCTTTGGTGTAAACAAGGATAAGAGCTTTAACACTGGGCTCTTCCGTGAGTCGTGTGGCCATGATTACTATGCTGGCCACAATGTGCGAGGTGTGTATATCAAAACCCTCAAACATTCTTACGACCGTTATTCAGCTATCAACAGGCTGAACCGTTGGTCATTCACTTGGGACATACCTTTGCCCCGCACAATTCATGAACTGCTTGGTCAGGTGAGGTTTCTGCCTGTACCGATGCATGAAATGGATACTGCGGGAGTCAAAGTTCCAAGCGAAATGCTGCGGCCTATGGGTGTAGTGCGGGG